TGTATAGAAATATGTACGAAGCATTAGGTGTTAAAGACATAGATTTAATTTTAAAGAAACCACAAGCACCAATACCAAAAGATCCTGCGTTAGAACATATCGATGCATTAGGTGCTAAACCTTTTCAAGCGTTTCCAGGTCAAGATCATCAATCACACATCACAGCTCACTTATCTTTTATGCAAACTAACATGGTTAGAAACGCACCTATGGTCGGATCTGCAATACAAAAAAATATTTTAGAACATATTAGTCTAATGGCACAAGAACAAATAGAATTAGAGTTTAGACAAGAGTTACCACAACTAGCACAGATGATGCAGATGGGACAACAGAACCCACAAATGCAACAACAAGCTATGTCTATGCAACAACGTATAGAAGCAAGAAAAGCAGAACTGATTTCTGAGATGATGGAAGAATTTATGAAGGAAGAAAAGAAAATTACTTCACAATTTGACAATGATCCTATTGCAAAACTAAGAGCTAGAGAATTAGATCTTCAAGCACAAGAAAATACAAGAAAAAAACAAGAAGGTGAGCAAAGAATGAACCTAGATCGTATGAAAGCAATGATGAATCAAAAAAATCAAGAAGAAAAACTTGAACAGAATGAAGAATTAGCAAATTTACGTTCTGATACATCAATTGAAAAAACAATTTTATCAAATGAACTAAAAAAGGACAATTAATGATAGATAAAAAAGAAAAAAACACTTTAAAGAAGCATAAAAAACATCATACAACAAAACATATGGCATCAATGAAAAAAGATATGAAAAAAGGTGTTAGTTTTAATAAATCGCATAATAAAGCTATGCGAAAGGTTGGAAAATAATGGCTTGGTTTGGTTTAGCAAAATTAGCACTATCTGCTGGAAGTAAAATTTACGCAAATAGACAAAAAACTAAGATGGCTATGTCTGATGCACAACTAATGCATGCATCAAAAATGGCCAGTGGTGAGGAAGCTTACCAAGGCAAATTATTAGAGTCTAGACAATCTGACTGGAAGGACGAGGCGGTTTTAATAATCCTCTCAACGCCTATTGCTATTTTAGCTTGGGCAGTCGTATCGGATGACCCTACAGCAATGGACAAAGTAAAATTATTTTTTGAAATGTTCTCAGAATTACCTAAATGGTTTACAAATTTATGGATACTTGTAGTTGCTAGTATTTATGGTATAAAAGGAACACAGATATTTAAAGGAACAAAAAAATAATAACTAGGGAGGATAAAATATGACAAAAGATTGGTTAAAAGGTACGACAGTTACAAAAGAACAAAAAATTACGAAACATGAAAAAGAAAAAGAGATAGAAGCTACAGATGCGCTTTCTTCTCAAACAGTTGAAATAAAAAATGCTAAAAGAATGTTATCGTCTAAATCAAAAAAAGCAACTTGGTACTAAACTAAAAAAGGAAAACAATGCAAAGAACAATGTATAAATCAGGAAGTTTAAAAAAAGTTCCTGCAGGAAGCAAAGGATTAAAAAAACTACCAACTCCCGTTAGAAATAAAATGGGTTTTATGAGTAAAGGTGGCAGAGTTAAAAAAGCAGCTGGCGGCGGATTGTACGCAAACATAAAAGCTAAACAAGATAGAATTAAAGGTGGCTCAGGAGAAACAATGAGAAAAGTTGGAAGCAAAGGTGCTCCAACAGCAGCTAATTTTAAAAGAGCAGCTAAAACAGCAAAAGCATAATGGCTACTGCTGCATGGCAAAGAAAAGAAGGTAAAAACCCTTCTGGTGGATTAAATAAAAAAGGTGTTGCATCTTACAGAGCAGCAAACCCTGGTTCTAAATTAAAAACAGCAGTAACAACAAAACCTTCTAAACTTAAAGCAGGTTCTAAATCAGCAAACAGACGTAAATCTTTTTGTGCTAGAATGAAAGGCATGAAATCTAAACTTACTTCTGCTAAAACGGCAAGAGACCCAGATAGCAGAATAAACAAGTCTCTTAGAAAGTGGAATTGCAATTGAGAAAATCAATATTGGACGCACTCGAAGCTAGATACGAAGCAGAAGTGTCAGCAGCTCACGCTGTAATAAATATTTACTTAGAAAATTCTGTAGGTATTGGAGAACACCCACAACACTTACAAGAAGTAGATAAACAATTAGAAAAGATAGCTCAAGCAGAAGAAAAACTAGATGCTTTAGAATCTTTCTATGAACCTATAGAGGAACAATAATATGAAAGATGGACTACAGATAGTTGCAGCAATGCAAAAAATAATAAAAGATCGACTACAAGCTGTTGGAGATACGATGATAACAGGTGGGGTTGACAACATGGAAAAATATCAATATATGTTAGGACAAGCAAGATCTTATAATTATATTTTACAGGAAATCTCTAACCTGCTAAACAACAAGGAGCAAAAAGATGAGCAAGGAAACGTTATCGACATCGACAGAAATACCAAAACATAATAATGCTTTAGAAGAAAAGTATAAAAAGATAGAAGAAAAAGAACCATTAAATCCCGAAACCATTGAAGCACAAAGATCCCAGTTACCGGAACCAAGCGGCTGGAGACTTTTGGTTTTACCTTTTACACCTAAAGAAAAAAGTAAAGGCGGAATTATATTCACTCAAGAATCTTTAGACAAATTACGTATTTCCACTAACTGTGGTTATGTACTCAAGTTAGGACCGTTGGCCTATCATGATAAAGAAAAATATCCAACAGGACCGTGGTGCAAAAAAGGACAGTGGGTTATTTTTGCACGTTATGCGGGATCAAGATTACCCATCGAAGGCGGAGAAGTTCGTTTATTAAATGATGACGAAGTTCTAGGAACAATAGAAGATCCTGAATCCGTACTTCTTAACGTTTAACACATAGAAGGGATAAGACTATGCCAGATACAGAACAAACAAAAAAAGAACCAATGGTGGATATAGATACTTCAGGACCTGAAGTAGATGTAGATATATCAGAAAAAAAAGAAGTAGAAGTAAAAGAAACTGTTGAAACACCAGAAGTAATAGAAACAGTAGTAGAAGAAACTACTAACGAAAAAGAAACTAAAGAAGAAGCTAAACCAGAAATTGAAGAATACAGTGAAGGTGTTCAAAAAAGAATAGCTAAGTTAACTAAAAAATGGCGTGAAGCAGAAAGACAAAGAGAAGCTGCTTTAGAATTTGCCAAAGGTGTTCAACAAGAACACACACAGTTAAAAACAAGATTTTCTAAAATGGAACCAAATTATGTTCAAGCTTTAGAAAATAGATTAACATCTGGAATAGAAGCAGCAAAAGCAAAACTTGCAACTGCAAGAGACAGCGGAGATATTAATGCTGAAGTAGAAGCTCAAAGAGATATATCTAGACTTGGTTTAGATGAAGCAAGGTTAGGCGCTATGAAGGAAAGACAATCTGAAAATAAAGAACAGATTGTTAGAACTCCTGCAATGCAACAACCTGCTGCTCAACAAGCACCACAGCCAGATCCAAAAGCTGAAGCATGGGCAGATAGAAATTCTTGGTTTGGACAGGATAGTGCTATGACGTATACAGCGTTTGATCTACATAAAAAATTAACTGAAACAGAGGGTTTTGATCCTAATTCAGATGAATATTATGCAGAAGTTGATAAGCGTATAAGACTTGACTTTCCCCATAAATTCAGTACAACTGAACAAAAGGTTTCGACTAAACCTGCACAAACAGTAGTGTCGGCGACACGAAGTGCAAGACCAGGTCGCAAAACTGTGAGGCTCACACCATCACAGGTTACAATCGCTAAAAAATTAGGTGTGCCATTAGAAGAGTATGCGAAACAACTAAAAATCACGGAAGGAATATAAGCATATGGAAAACGATAAAATAAAAACCTCACGTGCGAGTCAAACTAGAGTTAAAGAAGAACGAAAAAAAGTTTGGTCTCCACCCTCATCTTTAGATTCACCCCCTGCACCAGACGGGTTTAAACATAGATGGATAAGAGCTGAATCAATGGGATTCGATGATACGAAAAACATGTCAGCTAAATTAAGATCAGGATACGAATTGGTTAGAGCCGATGAATATCCAGAGACTGATTATCCAGCTGTGACCGAAGGTAAATACAAGGGAATGATTGGAGTTGGCGGCCTATTGCTGGCTAGGATATCTAATGAGATTGTTGAGTCACGAAAAGCTTATTTTGCGAAACAAACACAAGACAAAAATAATGCAATCGACAACGACCTCATGAAGGAACAGCACCCAAGTATGCCTATCAATAGTGATAGACAAACTCGTGTAACCTTCGGTGGTACAAAGAAAAGTTAATTTTTTAACGATTCTCGGGTTAATCCCTACCAACGAAATAACAATTAACCCGTTTATGTGTAAAAGCATAAACATAACAAGGAAAATAATATGGCAAATCAAGACGCAGCTTTTGGGTTTAAACCCTCAAGATCTTTAGTCGGTGGTTCTATTCGTAACAACGTTTACAAAATAGCCGCTAACTATGGCACTTCAATCTTCTCTGGTCAAACAGTAGAAGCACAAGCAGCCGGCGGTATTGAAGCAGCAGCAGCAGGAGACACTCAACAATTAGGTGTTTTCGGTGGCGTGCAATATACCGATCCAACATCAGGAAAACCAACATTTAAGCCTTTCTATGCAGCTAGCACAAACGCAGCTGACTTAGAAGCTATTGTATACGACGATCCTCAATTGATCTTCGAAGTACAACATGATGGTACTGGAACAGCAGCGATGAACTTTTCAGCATTTGATTTTACAGGAGTAGCAGGAAGCACTATCTCTGGACAATCAACTCAAGAATTAGATACATCGACTAGTGGTACGGGAGGTGGTTTTAAACAACTATCAATCGTAACAGATCCATCGAATGATGATACAAGTTCAGCAAATGCAAATGCATTCGTAGCATTTAATACTGGTGAACATGTGTTTAAATTAACAACAGCAATATAGCTAGAATAGGAGAATAAAAAAATGGCAATATCAAGAGCACAACTAGCGAGAGAGCTAGAGCCAGGTTTGAATGCACTATTCGGCTTGGAATACAAAAACTACGCAAATGAACACACAGAAATTTTCGATACTGAAAACTCTGACAGAGCTTTTGAAGAAGAAGTAATGTTATCAGGTTTCGGTAATGCGGAAGTAAAAGGTGAAGGCACAGCCGTAAATTACGACGATGCTAAAGAAACGTTTGCAGCTAGATACACACACGAAACGCTTGCTTTAGCGTTCTCAATCACAGAAGAAGCGATTGAAGACAATTTGTATGATAGACTTGCGTCTAGATATACAAAAGCATTAGCTAGATCTATGGCTAATACTAAACAAGTAAAAGCGGCAAATGTGTTAAACAATGCGTTTGACAGTGACTTCACTTTTGGAGATGGAGTAGAACTTTGTTCTGCTGTTCACCCAATCGTTGCAGGAACTTTCAAAAATGAACTATCAACGGCAGCTGATCTTAACGAAACATCGTTAGAGCAAGCTCTTATTGATATCGCATCTATGACTGATGAGAGAGGCTTGAAAATAGCAGCAAGAGGAATGAAATTAATTATTCCTTCTGATCTGCAATTTACAGCTGAAAGATTGATGAAATCTACTCAAAGAGTCGGAACAGCAGATAATGACATTAACGCAGTAGTTTCTATGGGAATGATTCCACAGGGCTATGCAGTTAATCATTACCTAACTGACACAGATGCGTTTTTCATTAAAACAGATGTACCTAACGGTTTAAAACACTTTGTTAGATCACCTGTTAAAACTACAATGGAAGGCGATTTTGAATCTGGAAACGTAAGATACAAAGCTAGAGAGAGATACTCATTTGGAGCATCTGACCCTAGAGGTATCTTCGGATCACCAGGCGCAGCGTAATCATTAATTTTATGTGGCGGTCTAAAAACCGCCACATTTAAAACATACAGAAATAAAACTCATGAAAAAATTCTTAATTAAAATTACTGCCTACGGTTACATAACCGATTTTACAATTATGGCAGAAGACAATTCTAATAGTATCGAAAATGCAATCCTTGACAAACTAGGAAAAAATGATATTAATTGGGAGAAGTCAGGCTTTTATAGTTTGACAAAAAAATGGTTAACCTTTGAGGAGATTAACGATGACAAACTTACAAGACCTATACAAACAGAAAAGGTCTCTGGAGTTGAGTTGGGAGCAGGAGCATCTTAACGAGGGTAGATATACTCTTGATATGGTCAGAATAGATCATAAAGTCAGACAAGTAATTGCTGACATTAAGACAAAAGAAGCTGAGTTAGCACACCATGTTAGCAAAGTAGAAGACTCTGCACCACAAGTTTCCGTAGCTACTTAACAAAAAGCTACACCACTGAAATACCACTTTCACTACAGAATCTCTTGCACTCTATTTAAATCTGTTGTATATTTATCACACTGTATATTAAATAAATAAAATGTAGACGCATACAGTCGACATCCCTAGGGACTACATTTAATATTCTAGGAGGAATATAACATGGCAAACACAACGTTTACAGGCGCAGTCCGTTCAGAGAATGGCTTCGTTGATATAACAAAAACAGCATCAACTGGTGCAATTACAACTAACTCTACTTACTCTACTGATGCTTCAATTGGTGGAACTTTAGATGTTACAAGTGCAAGTACCCTTACAGGCAATGTATTTGCTAAAAACATTGCGCCAACTATAACGGGTCAAACAATAACTGCAAAAGCTACAGCAAGTACAAATACATATGTTGCAGGTATTAACGTTAACCCTTACACAGGAGCAAATGCTCAGGTAACAACTTTACCAGCGGCAACTTCAGGAGTTATAGTAATACATTCTCAATCAGTTGATACAACTGGTGGAACAGCTACTTTAATTTTTGATTGTGCAGGAACTGATGTTATTGAAACAGGTTCTGTATTTGAATCTAGAGCAAGTAGTGCAGTAATTTTTGATACTTCAACAGCTAACGAAACAAGATTAACTTATACGCCAGCTAATGCGGCAACTAATTTAATGAGTATTGGTTCACAAATAATATTTACATGTGTAACAGCAGGTAAATGGCATGTGTCAGCTAGACTAAGATCTATAGGTGCTGGAACAACTGGAACTTTTGTATTCGCAGCGTAATAATAATTAACTTGAGTGGGGTTTCGGCTCCACTTAAATTTTACTTGATTAAGGAGGGTAAATAAAATGGCAGACGTAGTAACAGGACCA